CTTAAAGGCAGACTTTGGCTACTGCACTGACGTTATGGAACACATTCCCACCGATAAGGTTCCCAATGTGATCAAAAACATCATGGATTGCGTGGATAGATGCTTCTTTAAGATTGCCATGTTTCCAGATAGTATGGGATCGCTAATTGGACATTCGCTTCATTTGTCGGTTTTTCCGATAGAATGGTGGGAAGAACAATTTTTGGACTATAAGATCAATTATCGGCAATGCGATAGGGACACCCCTTTCCCGTATGCCACGTTTTATGTCGAAAAAGACTTGGCTTCAGAAAGGAATTAATTATGGCTCTACCTTCTCGCGTTATGGGTTCTGGCAACGCAGCCCTTTCTACCCTCTCCATCTGCGGTGACGGTGCTACCGGCCTTGTGGCTGTCGGCTCCACGATTGCCGATGCACTTCAGCTTTCGGCGGTGTGGAACACGATTACCACCTCGTCCGCTTCTACCGGCGTTATCCTTCCCACAACTGAAGCCGGCGCTATGGTTGGTATCCGCAATGACAGCGGTCAAACCATCACCATCTACCCAAAGTCCGGCTCAACCATCAATGCCGGCGCATCCACCCTTAGCCTTGCTACTGCTAAAACCGTTCTCCTCTTTGCGCCCAGCGCGACTACCTGGGCTTCCGTTTTGACCGCCTAAAAAGGGACCACCCATGCCTCTTGATAGTGATGTTTCTGGTGCAGACGCACAACTTCATGTTGAATTTTATGAATTTGATAAGGCCCCCTACAAGGGACAACCGTTTGTGCGAATTATGGCACCCGGAGACAAGACTAACATAATCGAGCAGCCCGTCAGGGAACACCACAAGGCTCGTTTTTCGCGTCAATGGCTTTACTACCAAATGCGTAACAATGAGGGACCGGAACTCGGCACCCCGTTGGAAACTTGGCATGAGGACGCTTCTGAAGAACTGAACGACTACCAAATGGCTGAACTGCAAATTCTGAAGTTTCGCACCGTTGAACAGGTTGCAACGGCTTCAGATTCGCAGCTTCAAAAGGTTGGCATGGGCGCTCAAGCGCTCCGTGAGCGGGCTAAGTTATATCTTAACCGCAAAAACAGTTCTGCTTTTTCGGACGAACTTTCCAATACGCGAAAAGAGCTTGATGAGCTAAAAGCTAAAATGTCTCAGCTTATGGATGAGCGTAGGCCGGGACGGCCAAGGAAAGAAGTTATAGATGTCCAGCACGATGCTGCAATTAGTGACGCAAGTCACGAATGAGCTAGGCGTTCCTACTCCCACTTTCGTAGCTGGGAATGCCAACCAAGACGTAATTCAGATCCTGGCGCTCATGAACGCCAGCGGTTACGAATTGCTGCGGAAAGCTGATTGGCGAGAACTTACCATACCGTACAGCTTCTTTACGGAATATACGACCACGACGGGAACTTACACGACCACCACGCTTACCATCACCGGCATCCCGTCCACTGCCGGCTTGGACACTACATACATGGTCGTTGGTACAGGATTTCCCAATGCCACGTTTATCACCAGCGTAGATTCCAGTACGCAGGTCACAGTCTCAACCTATTCAGCCAGCGCCGTGACCGCCGGCACAATCTATTTCCAGAAGGTCAAATACGACCTGCCTAGCGACTATGATAGCATTGTGCCGCGTACCCAGTGGGACAAGAGCAAGCACTGGGAAATGCTTGGCCCAGAGAATGCCCAGCAATGGGAATGGCTTCTCAGCGGTTACATATCCACCGGCCCGCGTATCCGTTGGCGCTTGCTAGGCAGCTATTTCCAAATTTGGCCTGGCCTTTCCAGCGCTGAATATCTTGGCTTTGAATACCGCAGCAAGGGGTGGGCTAGATCCTCCGCTAACGCAGTGAAAAACAGCATGACTGTTGACACTGACACCTGCATTTACCCTGACCGCGTTATGGTCCTTATGACAAAGCTGAAATATTTCCAAGCCAAGGGTTTTGATACCACGGCTTTGTATCGTGATTATCTGACCGAATTTGATACGTCGGTAGCGCAGGATACCTCTGCGGCAAACCTGTCGTTTGCCCCGCGTCCAGGCAACATCCTAATTGGCTACGACAACATCCCGGATAGCGGCTATGGCAGTTAATACGCGCTCTTTGGTTCAAGGAAACACTGCTCAGGTTCAATCTCTACCGGCACCTCTTGGTGGTTGGAACGCTAGGGATAGCTATGCCAACATGGACCCTATGGATGCGGTCACGTTGGAAAATATGTTTCCAACTGTTTCCAATGTCACTTTGCGCGGCGGCTATTCAAAATGGGCTACGGGCCTAGACGGCCAAGTTCAAAGCCTGTTTGTTTATTCCAGCGGCACTACAGATAAAATGTTTGCCGTCACCGAAACAAGCAAGCTTTATAACGTAACGGCTAGCGGTGCTGTTGGCGCTCCGGTCCTATCAAGCCTTGGAAACGGCAAATGGGAATACACCAACATCACGACTTCTGGCGGCAGTTTTTTATATGCCACCAACGGCGTTAATGAGCCTTTGCTTTATGACGGCAGCACTTGGACCGAAATTACGGGCATATCTACGCCGGCCATCACAGGCGTCACAACAACTAACCTAATCAATGTGCTGCTGTTTAAAAACCGCATTTGGTTCATTGAAAAAGACACACTGAAGGCTTGGTATCTGCCGACATCCTCAGTTGGCGGTGCGGCTCAATTTCTAGATCTAAGTTCTGTCTGTAGGTACGGCGGCAAGCTGGTTGATTTTAGCACATGGACCATAGACGGTGGTTTTGGCATTGATGATATGCTGGCGTTCGTCACCAGCAACGGCGAGGTTATAGTTTATCGTGGCACAGACCCCGCTAGCGCCTCTACATGGGCGCTGACGGGTATTTGGAAATTTGGCTCACCTATTGGAAGCCGCTCCATGATTAAATACGGTGGCGACCTTCTTTTGCTTACCTATGACGGCTTGCTGCCTATGTCCCAAGCCATGCAAAGCGACCGCTTAGATTCTCGCGTGGCTTTGTCTGATAAGATTCAGGGCGCAATTGCTGCTGCTACATCAACCTACGGCAGCGCATCTGTAGGCTGGCAATTGGTTTATTCCGCTAAAAACAATGCCATAATGGTTAACGTGCCTGTGGCTGTTGGTCAGCAGCAGCAATACGTTATGAACACCATTACAAAGTCGTGGTGCAACTTTACGGGTTGGAACGCTAACTGCTGGGACATCTACGGCGAAAATCTTTATTTTGGCGGCAATGGCTATGTGGCTAAGGCGTGGGACAGTACCTACGCCGATGACGGGGCCAACATCGTTACCAACACGATCCAAGCGTTTAATTACATGGGATCGCGGGGCGTCAAAAAGTACTTTACCCGCGCCAGGCCCAACATTTTTACCAACGGCCAACCTGGCATTTTTGTTGGTGCTAACATCGATTTTAACATCCTAAACAATTCCGCCCCGTTGACCTATACAGCTTCGGTTTATGGCGTTTGGGATACGGGAGTTTGGGATACGGCCTTGTGGGGCAGTGACCTAGACATTACGAACAACTACCTTGGCATAACTGGTATAGGATATTGTATCGGTCTTCAGGTTAAAACCGCTAGCTCATTGCTTCAGGTTGAATGGGCGGCAACAGATTTGGTGTATCAAACCGGATGGGCTGGCATATAGAAAACGGGCCTGAGATAGGCTATTGGGTAGCAGATCAACTAGGCAGTTCTTTTTTTGCTGAGAAATCAGTCGCAATAGGGCTGTTAAAAGACGATAAGATTATAGCTGGTGTAATTTATGAAAACTGGAATGGTAGATCCTGGGTAGTTCATATGGCAGCGATAGGCCGGTTAACCCCGGCTTTTATGGGTGCGATGTGTGATTATCCCTTCAATACCTGCAATGCCCACAAGGCAATAGCACCAGTTCAAGTTGGTAATTTGAAAAGTGTGCGGCTCGTCACGAAGATGGGCTTTGTTCCTGAAGCCACACTTACAGATTGTCATCCAGACGGTGATATAGTGTTGTATACGCTTAAGAAATCAGATTGCAGGTTCTTGGAAGGTCGTTATGGGAAAAAGTACGCCGTCAGCGCCAACGCCAGTTAACTACACCCAGGCAGCGGCAGACCAAGGTGCTGCTAACCTGAAGTCTGGGTTGCAAAGTGCTGGTCTTAGCAATCCAAACGTTATCAGTCCGTATGGCAATCAAACCGTTACGTTTGATACGACCACTAATCCAGATATGCCACAGGCAACGGTCACGCAGACCCTAACACCTGCGGCACAAAAGGCTCTTGAAGCCCAGCAACAAGTTCAGCTTTCCCTAGCCAATCTTGGGCAACAGGGCGCTACAACCGCGTCTAATGTCCTTAGCACCCCATTTAAATATAGCGGCCCTGACATTAAAACGTCATTGGGTCCGCAAAGGGCCATTGATTATGGTCCTTCCGCTGGAATGTACGGCATGGCGGGTGGTGGTCCCGCTGGTGATGCATTTGGCTTGGCCGGCGGTGGTCCCGCTGCTGACGCGTATGGTTTAGCAGAGGGGATAGACGCTGCTAAATATGGAGTGGCCCAAAGATCGCTTGACTTATCCGGCATAGCCAAAATGCCGGTTAATGCTGGCATGACAGGTCAAGCGGCAATCTTGTCTCGCCTTCAACCGCAGATTCAGCAAGAACAAGCGGCGCTAAACCAACAGCTTGCCAACCAAGGCATTACGCCAGGCAGTGAAGCTTATAATAACGCCATGCGTACTCAGGGGCAGCAAGCCAATGACCTGTACACCCAGGCGGCTTTGCAGGGCATTAACCTAGACACAGCGGCTAACCAACAGGGTTTTGGACAGCAATTATCTCAAGCGGGGCTTTACAATCAAGGGCTTGGTCAAGATTTTAGCAGCGGTCTTGCGGCCAGAGGATTGACTAATGCCTCCATTGGTCAAAACTTTGGTCAGGGGCAAGCAGCGCAACAATTGCAAAATGCAGCCATTGGGCAGAATTTTGCTCAAGCGCAAGCGGCTCAAGGAATGCAAAATCAATCTATTGGGCAAAACTTTGGCCAAGGCCAAGCTGCTGCTGGCCTTTACAACCAAGCGCAAAACCAGGGTTACAACCAAGACCTACAAGGCGCTCAATTCGGCAATACGGCTGCACAGCAAGCTTTGGCGCAGCAATTGCAATTGCGTAACCAGCCGCTTAATGAAATCTCGGCTCTTATGTCTGGGTCGCAGATTCAGAACCCGCAGTTCCAAGGCTATACCGGCTCTAACGTGGCGGCTGCACCTGTGTTCCAAGGCGCTCAAGCGGGTGGTCAGCAAGCTATGGATATATATGGTCAACAGATGGCTGCTAAAAATGCTCAGACAGCGGCCTTGGGTCAGGTTGCGGCAACTGGTGCCAAGTTTATTCCTGGGTATGGAATGAGCGACATTCGTCTTAAGTCAAACATTGTTAAGGTTGGTGAACACCCGCTTGGCATTGGCATTTATGAATACGACATTTTTGACCGCCGTGAACATGGCGTTATGGCGCAGGAAGTTCTTACGGTTAAGCCTGAAGCCGTTGCCCAACATTCCAGCGGTTATCTGATGGTCGATTACGGAGCTTTGTGATGCCCAACGTCAGCCTTACAAATTACGATGCCCAACTAGCTGCTGCCCAACGCCGGCAAAAGCTGGCTGAATCCTTGCAAGAGCAAGCCGATGCCCCGATTGACATTCAATCGTACAAGGGCATTCAAGCGGCTATCCCGTGGAC